TCTGGTCAGGTCCGCCATTCCAGTCGAAGCTCACCTCCTCGGTGCAGATGATGTCCCAGCCGAGCGCGTTGGCTGCGCTGATCGGCAGGCACCGATAGGCGTAAGGCGACATCCAGTTGCGCGCCTTTTCGCCCGGCTTGATCCTGAGCCGTGGCGACCAAGGGATGGAGTAGAGTTCGATCTTCGTCATATTCCCCTCAGTTCTGCTGCGTCGGCGGAGGTGGAGGTGGCGGCGGCGGCGGCGGCGGCGGTATCCGTTTCGGGATGATCAGGGCGATGATGGGCATCAGGCGCTCCTCGAGACATTGATCAGGAACGAGAAGTCCGCGTCACCAAAGGCCACGCTACCAAATGCGAGTTCCAGATAGTCGCCAACAGCGAAGGTATTCGCGCCTGTCGCCGTCGCGGTTCGCTTCGTGGTGTCAGTGGTGGTGGCGTTGATTCCTGTGATGGCGGTCCCATTGATCTTGAGCGTGACGGTTAAGTTACCCACCGCCATCTTGTGGATCATGTTGGTGACCGTGCCGGCGAATGGCATGTGAACCACGATCCGCAGGGCGCTGAAGCCGTAATCGGCTATATCTCCGTCAAAGTAGCCCATGATGTAATTGGCGTTGGTGGCGGCATCGAACGCTGCCTCCATCGCCGCCGGGGTGACAGCCTTCGTGGTGTCGGTGCCGGCGATGGCTTCGGCGTTGGTGGCCAGCGCGACCAGCCCGGCGAATCCGGTGGTCGCTCCGAGCGCGGCGAGATTGGCCGGCGAGAGACTGCGGGTGGCATCAGCCTTGGCCTGCGCCTCGGTGTTGTCGGCCATTTCCGAGAGGCCAGAGAAGGTGGTCGAGGCATTCAGAGCGGCAAGATTGGATGGCGTGAGGTTGGTGGCGGTGTCGGCCTTGGCCTGTGCTTCAGCGTTGGTCGCGAGCCGGGAAAGGCCAGCCACGGCGGTGGTCGCGGCAATGCCGGTCGGCGTGCCCGAGAAAGCCGGGTTGCTGATCGATGGGGTGTTCAGCACCGGGGCGGTCATCGTTTTGTTCAGCAGCGTCTGCGTGCCGCCCACGGTGACCACGCTCGCCGTGTTGGCTCCCGCGTTGGTGACCCTGAAATCGCCGGTGCCGACTGTCAGGATGCCTGCCGTGTGGGTGGCGATCCAGTCGCCAGCGATGTCGATCACCGCGCCGAGCGCCGCGAACAGGTCGCTCCAGCGGAAGCTGGCACTGCCTAGCGCCGCGCCATCCGTGACCGCTGGCTTGATGAGGTGGGAGAAGCTGTAGCCGTTCGCGGCTCCCGCGAAGGCCAGTGCGTCGGTGGCATGGGTGACGGTGACGTCGCCGGCACCGAAGTTGATCACGCCCGCGACCGGCATCATCACGTTGGCACCGACGCCGAGCAGCAGGCTGGCATCGAAGGAGTAGCCGCCCGAGGCACCGGCAAAGGCCAGCAGGTTCGAGCTATGCGTGATGGTGACGTCGGCAGCAGCCCAGTTGATGACGCCGCCAGAGGCGATGAAGACGTCGGACACCGGCAGCGCCGAGGAGCCGACCGCGCCGCCGTCCGCCGTAGCCGGCAGGTATCCGCCACCCGACGAGATCGCGCCAGCGGCGGCGATCAGCCCGGTCGTCATCACGTCGCCGTTCTTCTTGACGTTGAAGCGCGGGACCGAAGCCACCTGCAGGTCGATCAGCTTGGAATCCGCGTGCGACCCGGAGTCCGAGACATTCATCTTGATCGCGCTGTAGATCGTGCCGACCGAGTTCCACAGCGCGGTCATGGCATTGATATACATATTGGCCATTGCCGGTTACCTCTTCAGCCCGCGACGTGAGAAGTTGTAGGTCTGCGATTGGATCGTGTGCTGCCGGGCGACAGCCGAGCTATGGATCAGCGTGGCAGCGATGTTCGGGCCGATGCCGGCTAGGTGATACTCGAGCCGCCCCTCTATGGGCTGCGACCAGTCGACCTCGTCGTAGAGGTCGGCGGTGACGATCTGGCTACCCGCCTCCATAGGGACGTTGACGGAATCGCCGCCCAGCCCCTTGGCGTAATCGACGTGGAAGGCAACGCCAATCGTGATCGGATCGGGCGAGGCGATCTCGAATGTCGCCTTCTGCCAGCGGGTCTGCTGAGCCGGGCTTTTGGCAGCATTGAACGGCAGGCGGATGTAGCTCTCGATGGGATCGCCATCGAACGACGTGCCCTTGTTCAGTTCGTAGACGAAGCCGTTTCGACAGCCGATGAACAGGCGCTCGCCGCCGCCGATCTCTAGCTCGCCCGCGCATGCGCAATAGGCTTTGACCGGCAGATTGAACGGCAGTGTTTCAGGTTGTTTCCGACCGACATAGACCGTGATGCCGGTGCCGTCTTCCCAGAACAGCTTGTACTGATCCTTCGACTTGATGCGCAGCGATGCCGCTGCCGGAATCTGGTCTTTCTTCTTCTTCGTGATCAGCGGCTCGACCGGCTGCGTTACCGCACCCATGCGCCAGTCACCGAAGGCCGCCGTGGTCGACGCCCTGTGGACGCCGCCGTCGTCCAGAAACATTGGCTCGTCCATCATCTGGATGGTGTAGGGATAGGCACCCGAAGCGTCGGTGATCGGCTGCAGGTTGAAGTTGCTGGAGTCGTCGCCGGTCAGGTACTCGATGCGGTTCTGGGCGAACGCCATCAGCGCCGTCGAGGCAGCGGTCAGCAACCCGGTAAGCTGGTCGCCAAAATCCATTTCACCGGCACCGGTGGTGGTGCTGTACTCGAGCGGCTCGCCGAGCGACGAATTGATCAGCGCGCCTGACGTGTAGCCGAGCATCAGGTGGTTCTTGTAGTGGCTAATGAAGCTGGGCGAATCGTACTGCGCAGACATGACGATGTTGGCCCCGCCGGGACCGGACAGGATAAATTCGCCAGCCGCGATAGGCGCTTCCGGTGCGAGCAGGTTGGTGACGTTGAGCGGCTCAGCGCCGCCGCCGGAAATGCCGGTGAAGATCGGCGTCAGGACGGAACCGCTCCACTCGAATGCGGTGTCGACGCCGTTGCAGAAATACATGCGGGCGCGATCCCGCGCGCCGTAGAAATTGTGGTTGGTGAAGTCGAAGCGGCCACCCTCGACCAGAGCGACCGGCTCAGGCGCAACGCCCACCGCTGCACCGGACAGGCTGGTGATCGCCCCGCCGTCGAAGCTGCCGCTGATGTTGGAGACGATCAGGAAGCCCGACGCGGTCCCGTCCCAGACGCCCTCGCGCAGCACGACCCGGTCGATCTTGGCGGTCGCGCCAGAGGATGAATCGGTGACGGTTTCCCCCTCGAGGAACTCATCCGTGCCGCTGCCGAATTGCAGCTTGTAGCCGAAGCTCATCGCCTGCCAGCCGTTGATCGCACGGAACATGCCGCTCGATCCGTTGGCCTGATCGCGGAAGGCGTAGACGAAACCGTCGAAGCACCAGACGCCACGCACCGGGCCGACGCCGGGAACCATAGTGATCAGCGAGCGGCGCGATGCGATCTCGACAGGATCGCTGCTGCCGGATGGCGCGGGCGAACCGTCGTAGCGCTCGAACCCGCCATGCGAGGTATAGCCGTTGACGTCAGGCTCGTAGTTGGCGGCCCCGATGGCCTTGCCGGGGTCAATGACGATGGGCGGGGTGATCAGGTCGAGGCCACCCGACATCATCGAGATATGGATTTCCTGTCCCATCAGGCGAGCGGCGCTCCCCACTTGACGCCGGGAAGCTGCTGGTTCTCGAGCATCGACCAGTTGGGCAGCATGCGCAGCCGGTAGACCGGGATGCGCGGCCCCTCATCGAAGCCCTCGATGTAGCAAAGCGCCGCGTCCTTGATGATGGTGTGGAAGTCGGACGGCATTTCGGGCGTGTCGCCGTCAGCCGTCAGTATCTGGGCGCTCTTCCGATACCTGCCCCGGATCGTGTAGACGGCGTCGGGCACCGGCGAGATTATCAGCTTGCCGTCGTTGGTGACGCTGTAGACCTGCGGCTTGCCGGGCGGGCGAACGCCGCGAAGCTGGGAGTTGTAGAACCCTTCCCAGTCCATCCAGCGCAGGAAGCCCTCGCCCTCTGCGCCCTCCGATGTCTTATACATCGACAGGCCGACGTCGCTGCCATCCCGCTTAAAACCCCACTGCGAGAAGCGGGTGATCGGCGTGCCGGTGCCCTGATCGTTGAACGAGGTGCCGGCATAGCGCTGCTCGCCGATGATCGTCGGGCCGACGAACTCGCTCTGCAGCCAGCGCCACATCCGGTGCGCGTTCTGGATGTCGACGTAGGCTTCGGAGACATACTCCACAAGCTGCTTCAGACGGTTGATCTGATTGGCAACCGTGGTCGGCTTCGGGGCACCAGCCGACGTCTCTTGGATGGTGCCCGACTGCCTTGCCACCATCTGGACAAGCTGCAGGTAGTTCATGCCGCAACAACCTCGCCAAAGCCTTCGGAGTCGTCGCCGCCACCGCCTTCGTCGGCGATCCTCTGTAGCTCCTCCTGAGCCTTGCGCTCTGCCTCATCTGCCGCCTTCTTCTCGGCGAGGCTGAGCTTCGGCTCGACGTAGAACACCGACACCGGATACTCGGGCACCTTGCGGTAGCCGGTGATCTTCGAATCCTCGTCGGTGACGGCGATGTGCGCGACCGCGTTTTGAAGCGCGTGGTAGTATTTGTAGTCGACCCAGCACGTCAGCGCGCGGGGGATCAGGATGTTGATGCCGTTGACGGACACGAAGACTGGCTCGTTGCCGCCCGGCTTTTCCTGCGGCTCGATCCGCATCTGCACCATGCGCCGGCCCGGGGTGTGACGCTCGCGCTTCGGCTCGATGCGCTGGACGGGTGGCAGGTCGCCCTTGCCGTCGTCAATCTCGATGAAATCGGTGGGGAAGCCAGCCTGCGCCATCTTCGCCTTGATGCCGGCGAGGTTGGTCTGCGGCTTGATCTCCAGCCCCATGTTGGCGCTGACGTGATCGGCGAGCGCCGACGCGCTCATCATGTCAATCGGAATGCGGTTGATACCCATGATACTTTTCCTTTGTGGAACTCTGGATGGGAGCCGGCGGGAGGAACCGACTCCCCTTCTCCTGCACCCCCGTCTCAGCCTCTAGGGGCAGGATAGAAAACCGGGCGGATGTACCGCCCGGGCTTGGATCAGACTGCCGCCGAGAAAGGCGACGTCATGGTGCCGACCACGTTCAGGTGCCCCTCGACCAGCCAGATGTTTGGCGCGATGTCGGTGAGGGTGAGCACCGTGCCGACGCCACCGCCTGTGGTGCCGCCGTTCATGGTGATCGTGTCGCTGTAGGTGTTCTGCGCACCAAGCTGGTTCGCGGCGACTGCGAGAGGTGCAGCAGCGGCGATGGTCGCCCCGATCAGGTTGCCTGCCAGAGCATCGGCAGCACGCGCCACCTTGATGATGCCAGAGCCGGTGAGCAGGGTCTGGACGATCACCCTGACGACGTCCTGACTGCCGGTGGCAAGCGGCAGCGTGGCGGTGATGCCTGCGGCCCGGTTGAAGAGATTGGTGCCGGGGATCAGGTTGGCCGTCGCCACGGTGATGTTCTGCACCGGGTTGTTGCCGCCTTCGCGCAGGTAGCGCTCGAGGGCGACACCGTCGCCCTTGGAGATCGCCGCCCGCGCTGCAGCCGTTTCTAGTGTTGAGCCGTAGGTCATCAGCCCCTCCTCTTAGTTATCGTCGCGGACGGCGACGAAGCGGAGAAGCTGCCCCGCTGCCGACAGCGTCGAGCCAATGGTGAAGCCCTTGCCCACGGACGCGGTGGCACCCTCGTATCGAGCGATAGCCGCGTTGCCGGTCACAGGGGCCGAAGCCGCCGCGATGCCGACGTTGTGGACGACAGCAGCGGTGACTGTCGCATCGCCACCTGCCGCCGTGGTGACCACGCCGGAATCGAGATTGGTGACGACGATGTCTTCCGCCGCGAACGTGCCGATCAGTGACCCCTCTTCAAGGGTGAGCCAACCTGCCGCCGTGCCAGCCGCGAAGGTGCCGGATGCGACGAAGACGTCCCTGACCTGTGCCGTGGCGCGGGACGTCACACCACGGATCGTTGCGCCCTTGGCGATGGTTACCGCACCGCCGCTGGTGAAGGGGATAGCCCAAGGCGAAAGAAACGCCTCGGTAACGAGCAAGCCATCGCTCTGGGCCAGCTTGACGTAGGTGGGAACGAATCCGCACTCCACGTTGATGGCTGCGCCTGTGCCGATGACCGCACCTGTTCTAATTGCGGGCTTCATTTTGAAGACCTTTCCTGTGAAGTTGAGAGGAGACGGCGGTCACCCGCCGTCCAACAATTCAGCCCGGGCTTAGAGCGCGGTGACGGCCACTTCCAAGCGGCTCATCCATGCCTGATTCAAAATCAGCGCGGCATGCCATGTTTTCCAGCCGACGACGCCCCTCTGCCCCAAGGGGTCATCCTTGGTCTTCTGCCCGACCGGGATGATGGTCGGAGAGACAGCGCCAGAACCGCGCAGGGCGACCATGCCCCATGCGTCCTGTCCGAAGTAGATGATCGGGTAGACGTCGGCGTTGGTGCCGCCGGTCGACACCATCTGCCCCTTCGCGCCACCGGCGTCGAGGAACGGATTGAGGTCGGGCGACAGGATGTAGCGAACATCCTCGACCGAGCCGATTTCGTACTCGGAGATCGGCGAGCGGGTGCCGTACTCGGAGACGGTCTTGAACCCGGGCAGGTTGCGCAGGTCAGACTCGACGTCGGTGTGGGCGACCGCGACATAGGCGGCTTCCACCGCGCGCGTGCCATAGTCCGAAGACGGTGACAGGGAGCGGGTGATCTTCTGCGCCTTGAGAGCCTTGAGCGAACGCAGCACGGCGCGCTGTTTGGCCAGCGTGATCGGCGTGTTGACTTCGTTTCGGGCTACGCCGTTGGCGTAGTAGACGGAAGTGCCGGCGCGGATGATGCCGTAGTTCAGGGCCTCGATAGTCCTGCCGATGTTCTCGCCAGCCTGAACGCTGGCATCGTTGAGCACCGGGTCTTCGTGCAGGTCTTCGATCTTGTCGGTGACGATGACGACCTGACCATACTGGCGCAGGGTGGCCGACACATCCTCATAAGCGAACTGCGTCTCGGTAGGGGTCACGCCCTCGGTCAAGGGCGTGGTCGCTGCGGTGAAGACTTTCGGACGCCGGAACTTAATCGTGTCCGTCTTGTTCTTCGGCATCGGCTTGGTGAGGCCGAGCTTTTCCAAGACCATGACGGGCTTGGCATGGCGGAGCATCTGACGCTCCGCATAGACGTTCGTGCGAGGCGATACGCCGCCATCGGCATAGGCTGTAATCGTCATTAGAACGGTCCTTTGTGTGACCGCTCAACCCCTCATGCGTTCCGGTACTTCTTCTCGTCCGGGTCGATTGCTGCGAACGCCTTCCAAATTGCCTCTGGATCGCCGTCTTCAGGTATCCCGCTAACGACTGGCCTAGAGCCTCTGCCGTTGGGGGTGGCCGATCCTGCGAGTTGTGCCGAGCGCCGAGGATTGAGCCTTTGCGGTTGTGCCTGCGGCGGCGGTTGCCCAGCAGGGGGCGTGTCGCCGGCAGGCGGTTGCTGTGCGGCAACGAAATCCTTGAAGGCATCCAGCGTCTCAATCGCACTAAAGGGATCGAGGATCGCGTCCTGATTGGTGATAAACGCCTGACGAAGAGCGAGCGGCTGATCGACAATCCATGCGCCGAAAGCGGGACCATTCTTCTTCAAGAACTCATCCCAACCGGGGTGCTTTTCTTCAAGCATAACCTCGTTGGCCTTGAGTTCTGCGTCCATCTGAACGTCGGCGGCCTCTTGGCGGCTGCGCTCGATGGCATCGAACCGTGAAAGTCTCTCGGTGATCGGGGCGAGCTTGGCTTCAAGCGGCTTCGCGATCTCCGGGTAATCGGCGGCCAACTCCGCGAACGGGTCGGCGGCCTCGTCTCCAGACTTGGCGGGAGCGGGCCGCTGCAGCGCGGCTTCATTCCGCTCCTTCAGGCGTCGTGTGTAGGAGGCGATCCGGCCCTCGATTGAGCGGCGGGCATGCTCCGTAGACGCGCCTTCTAGCGCCTTCACCTGAGCGTCGTGCGCGGCCTTCAGGTCTGGCGGCGCGTTAGCCCAAGGGTCTGGTTCGGCTTGCGGATCAGCGGCGGCCTGTGCAGGCGCAGCGGCTGGATCGGCGGGTGTATCTGTACCACTTTCGTCTTTTTCTGCAAATGCGTCGACATCCGGCTTCTCGCCGGGCGTCTCTTTCGCCTTCTCTGCTGCCTCCATTTCGGCCCAGATTTTGGCTTCATCCGTCTCATCCGGCACTGTCGCCGGGGGCTGCTGTTGGGTGTTGTCTACCATCGGTCCATCCCTTGGGGTTAAATGCCGCTGCGGTCGCGCGGGCGCATGCCCGGCTGAACCACTGGTTGGTTGTTCACCACCACGGCAGGCTTCGCCATGTCCAGTATTTCGCGCAGCGCCGAGACTCGCCCGCGAAGGTACTGGCTTTCGCCATAGCTCTGGTCGTTCACCTCGAGGCGCGAGCGGGAAGCCTCGATGATCTCGTTGGCCTTGGCGGCGACCGCGCGCCAAGTGTCGGTATATGCGTCGATGCTCATGCCGGTGTTCCTGTCTTCTTGCCGTTAGCTTTCTTCTTGCTGCCGCCGGTGACGTAGCCACCGGAGCCGCCGGGCACCTCGCCAGCCGCTCGAGCAGCCGCCGCGTTCTCGCGCTCGACCGCCACCTCGCCGGCAAAGATGCGTTCTTTCGATGCGTGATCCATTTCCTTGCTGGCCAGCATCGCCTCGAGTTCCTGCACGCTCATGTTCAGCTTGGCGGCGATGGTGTTCATCTGCGCGTCGTAGCTCAGCTTGGCGATGCGTTCCTTCGATGCGTTGGTCTGGTTGTTGATGGCGACCTGAAGCTCGAGCTTCTGGTTTTCCAGCATCATTTCTTCCTTCCGGCCCGCCGCCTCGGCTTCCTGCGCCGCCTTGGCTTCGGCCTCGGCCTTCGCTGCCGCCAGCACCGCGTCGATCTCGTTGTCGTTGAGCATCACCTCGTCTGCCGGGATCATATGCGCTTGGAAAATCTTCTTCAGCAGTTCGCGGTTGCGAAGCATCGGGCCGTAGACCGGGTGGCCGCCCATCTGCAGCGCGATCTGCATCAGGTTCTGCGCCTGAAGCTCGCGCATCAGCAGCACGCTCGAGCCGCGCGCGTCGATCTCGTAGTCGCCCTTGATCTCCTCCTTCTCGTTGAACTGCATGTTCCAGTCGTAGGCCCTGCGGATGTCGGGCGTGGTCACGTCGTCATCGAAGTTTTTGACGTAGGAGCGGAACACCACGTTGGCCGAGTTGTGCAGCAGCGCCGTGCCGAGCGCGGTCTGCTGGACGTTGTGGGTGCCGATCTCGCCCTGCTGCCCCTGCATGATCTGCGGCACCGCCGACATATTGTCGATGAAGCGCTCGCATAGCTCGATGACGTTGGCCAGTTCGACCTGCCGTGTCTCGACGTGGAAAAGCTGGAACGGCGGATTTTCTTTCTGGATGCCGTTCTTGGCCTGCCAAATCTTGCGCGCCTTGAGCCGGTAGTCGCCGTCTTCAGGCTCGATGTTCTGCATGTCGATGACGATCTGCGGACCCGACGAGACGCCGCCATTGTCCATCATCGCGCGGAACGCGCCGTTCAGCCCCGACTGTGGATCGCGGATCACCGCCGGCATGCCGTAGCCGAAGATCGACGCCTCGTCCTTGACGAAGTTGTAGACGCTGTAGATGCACTCGCCGCTGTCATACGGGTACAGCGCGAACTTCAGAATCTCGCCCTGACAGAACCAGATGCAGGCGTTGACCGACATCAGCGGGTCGACTTCCTCCAACTGCAGCAGCGCCTGATTGGCGATCTCGGTGATCGACTCGTCTTTGCTGCGCATCATGTGCAGGGCGATGTTCTGCATGTCTTCCGGCTCGAGCGGGCCGTAGTATTCGAACACATGGTAGAGGTCGCCGGTCGCCTGCTGGGTGGCGGCGCGGATGTTCCTGAGTTCGGCCAGATAGGACGGTGCGCCGGTCGACGGCGACAGCATCAGCAGACGGCGGATCGCGTCCTTGTCGAAGCCGGAAAGATGCTGAAGCTCGCGGATCATGCGGCGGTTCATCAGGTGCCGCTCGTAGGTGCCGTTCGAGTCCTCGATGCAGGTGACGTCCATGTCGGGGAAGAAGCCCCACAGGTCGACGTAGAGGAACGCCGGGCGCTCGCCGGTCGACACGTCGAGCTTGTGCTCGCCAGTCTGGTCGTCGGTCTTCCAGCCACGCCGCACCTTGGCCCCGGTCACCGGTCCCTTGGTGACGCCGGTGCCGAGCTTGACCGCGCAGTCGATCTGCAGGCGCTTGACGGTCTGGTAGCGGCACTCGGTTAGCTGGTCATCGATCTCGGCCTGCATCAGTTCGGAGCGCTTGCGGGCCTCCTCGAGCCGGGTGTTGAGGGCGATGGCCGCCTCTTTGGCCTGATCGGCTTCCTGCTGTGCCACCTGCGCGGTCTGCTGCAGGGCCTGTTGCTGCTCCGGGGGTACTGGCGGTGCCGGCGGCGCTCCCGGCGCTGGAGGGGCTGCTGCCGTGTCTGCAGCCGCCTGCGCTGCGGTCGCCTCTTCCGCCTTCGTGCGGGCCAGTTCAGAGGCTTTCTCTGCGGCCTCGGTCAGCTTCGGCACCGGCGTCGGCTTGATCGCCCAGTTGCGCTCGTCGGTCGGGAACAGCAGGTCTTTCAGCCTGCTCGACATCGCCTCGACCTTCGGGCGGGTGGCGTTGATGAACAGCCCGGAGCGTTCCTCATCGAGCAGTATCTTGGCCGTCGTTGGGTCGTATCGGCCATGATGCTGCTCGAGGTCGGCGATCCACCGCTGCTCGAGCGAATATCGCTTGCTGATGCGGCTATTCACCTCGGCTTCCATGCGGCTGACAATCGCCAGCAGCGCCTCTCGGCTGGGTGGTCGAAGCTGCTCTCTCGGCTGCAGTGCTTCGGGAAGTTGGGGTGTCTGAACCGGTGGGTTCATCGTCATCATGTCAGCCATGTCAGTACCCTGCCCTCGAGTCAGCGTTCTTCATGCCAGCGCCGCCTTCCTTGCCCTTCAGGGGCGGCAGCGTGGCGACGATATTCCAAGTGCGCCACAGGTAGCGCATGCAGTCCATGAGGTGGTCGGCTTGCCCGGCGGTGATCTTGCCGTGCTCATCGCGTTGATAGACGCGGTACTCGCCCTTGAGGCTCTGCAAGGTCGAGAAGATTTTAAGTTGCCCGATGGCCAGCGCCTGCCACACGGCGATCAGCCCGGCCTCGAGTTCGTTGTTGGCGTCGACCAGCTTGAGGCCGAGCGACTTGTACTCTTCCTTCAGTTGCTTGCCGTCGCGCTGCCCCGATCCTGCCGATGCCGGGTCGATTGCGCCCTTGATCCACTCGCCCCTTGTCTTGATCGCGGTCGCGTGAACGACCGGTAGCTGCTGCCCTTTGTAGTGCTCCGAGTAGAGGTAGATGCAGCCGTCGACCGGGTTCTGCGCGCCCCAGAGGCAGGCCGTCCGGTTCCAGCCGACATCGAGCGCGTAGGCTTTCTTCCAGCCAAACGGGATGGCGAACGGCTTCACTTCGATGTCGGAGATCGGGATCGGGTAGATGACACCCGACCCCATTGTTGGCTCGCCCCTCGACCGGGCATCGCGCAGGTATTCCGGCGTCGAGTCCAAGAGTTCCTTCTTGGTCTTTTCATCCAGATGCGGAACGTCAGACCAGCCGGCCTGAACGATGTATCGAGAGGAGGAGACTTCGCCCATGTCAGTTCAGCTTCGGCATGTCGAGGCCGGTCGAGACGCCGATCAGGTTCAACAGGAGCATGATGATCAGCAGCACCAAGAGAACCATCGCCACGATCTTGATGATGCGCGCGGGCGGGTCTGGGATCGGAATAGTGTCGACCGCGTAGATGACCAGCCAGTAGAGCAGGCCAAAAACGGCGAGGTAAATGATAAGCGTAATCAAGGCACTAATCATTGAAGTATCCTTCCTTAGTTGCCCATCCACCGGGTCATGATCAGCATCAAGCCTTCGCGCTCTGGCTTCTCTGGTCCCGGCTCGTTGGTGACGCTGACGAAGACATTTCCGACCTGCACCGCGATCTGCTGGCCTGCAGCTACGATACTCGCATTGAGGTTAACCGTCACATTCCCGACAAAACCGGTCGCCTGCACGCCAGTCACGGTGACCGTAACACCGGCCTTGACCGTCACCGTTCCTGCCGATCCAGCCGCCTGCTGACCGGTCACGTTGACCACGGTCCCGCTAAAGACGGCGACAGTCCCGGCGCTGCCGACAGCCTGCACGCCGGTCAGGCTGACGTTGGCCTTGCCGACCACCGACACCGTGCCAGCCGATCCGACTGCCTGCACGCCGGTGAGCGGGACGAAGGTGATGACGGCACCGCTGGCTGTGACATTGCCGACCGAGACGCCCATCGACAGGCCGCTGACGAAGACGTCGGTGTCGGGCGTGTCGTACCAGTCCTCGTAGCCAAACGGCTTGGTGTAGGAGAAGGGGGCCGTGGGAGCGAGGATCACGCTAGCGCCGGAATAAATGGTCGCGCTCGCGTTATAGGTGTCCGGGTTGATCGGGAAGCCGCCGAGGCCGGTCACCGGGTCGGGCATCTGGGATGGGTCGTACCACGGCCCGAAGCCAGACGGCACATCATAGGCGAAGGGGGCGACCACGGTCAGCGCGGCGACATCGCCGCTCGTCCGGTTGCCGGTCCACATGACTGGCACCAGCGCATCCGGGTTGCACAGGAAAGCGCCGACGCCGGTCGCAGGATCGGCGGTCGGGTCATTGTTCCAGTCGCCCTCATCGACCCTGAACCAGACTTTGCCGGCGAGGCCGTCATAGGCGATGCCAACGACACCCAACTGCGGCAGTTGGTCAAACACGTCTAGATAGGTGGTGCCGAATTTATCGAACCACACTTGGACATCGCCGTTGGCCTTGAGGAGAACGCCCTGATCGGTGCGATCATCGAAGGCACCGATGGAGAACGCCGGGGTCGTCGGCACCGACGAGTAGGTAAACTCGGCGTAGCCCTTGGTGTCCCGGTTGAACTTGGTCGACACGACGTAGCCATTTGACGAGGTGACTGAGACGGTGGCTGTCTTGTCGCTGTTCGAGAGCGTCGTCCGGTAAATGTAGAGACTGTTCCAGCCATTGAGGGTGCATTCAGGCTGGTTCCAAGGCTTGTCGTTAACCCTGACCCACGCCCTGCCAAGATCAAAGTCGCAGGCAAAGCTCACAATATTGTCTGGCAGGAATATGCTGGTGTACCAGAAGTAGGTCCAGTTATCGTAATAATCGCCTTCATCGTAGAGATAAACAGACCCCTCGCCATCTACCAAGATACCATTTATTGTTGCATAGTTTGCATGTGAACTGCTGATCTCTCTAGCATCCGCAGTCGATGACGTCGACGGCGTGGCGATTTCCAGATACTTTTTCCCGCTGCTATGGACTTGCGTCGACCTGATATACGAGCCGCTGGGTGGAGTGTTGGACTCGGTGGCCTTCTGGTCGCTCTCCGTGAGGATGATGCCGTTGAGCGGAATGGCGGTCCTCCAGTCCCATCCATCTGGATCGGGCGGGAGCGGGCCAGCGCCAACAGCCTCGGGCTGGATGCTCATCGGCTGCACATAGCCAATGGGCACGTTCACCGACAGCGCACCGATCCTGAACGCCACCAGAATCGCTGCGGAATCGCCAGCCGTATTGGGCTGCAACGTCTTGCCGCCCGCAGTTTCCACCCGCTGCTGGTTCGACACGGTCATGCTGGTCGTGGTGAGGCCGCTGTTATAGACGAGGCCAGTGCTGACGTAGCCGCCAGCGGCTGTCGGGATGGCGGTGTTGAACTCCTGCGCTGCGACACCGATCCACAGGTACTCGACGCTGGTCAGGCCGCTGATCGTCACTGACGGATCGACAGTACCGGCGGCGCTCGCGCCCTGCTTGGCGGCAATGCTGAACGGTTCCGTCGTGCCGATCTCGTAGCGGGTGACGACCGCCGACCGCGCCTTGCCTGACGTCGTGTTGGTGATGGTGATCGTGCCGCCATCGGGGATCGGGGTGGTGATGCGCGAGTACCAGAGCGAGGCGTGCGCGCCAGCCATCGGTGAATTTCGCGAGTTCACCCAACCGCCGGCGAGGACGTAGGTATTGCCGACGCTGTCGGTGATGCCGGTGATGTCATCCGGGTCGTTTATGGTCGGGCTGAAGGTGGCGCTGGTGTTGTCTTGGGCGATGCTGACGAAGACGACGTCGCCGACCGTCGCGCCACCGACCACCGTGATCGGCAGCGTGGTGCCGCTGATGCTGCTGGCCGAGCCGAGGATGGTGGTGAGCAGCTTGCCGACCTGCCCCTGAGCCTGCACGCCGGTGACCGTCACGCTGACGTTGCCGGCTATCGCGACACTGACCGTGCCCGCGCTGCCGACCGCCTGCTGTCCGCTGACCGTGGCGGTAACGTTCTGCACGGTGCTGACCGTGACTGTGCCAGCCGAGCCTGTCGCGCTCTGCCCGGTCACCGTGGCCGTCGCGTTGACGTGGGCGTCGACCGTCAGGAATCCGATCTCGCCCTGCGCCTGAACGCCGGTGAGCGTGACGTTGGCCTTGCCGCTGACGCTGACCGTGCCAGCCTGCCCTGTGGCGCTGACGCCGGCTGGCTGGGCAATACCGGCTGCAGCCACCGAGACGGTGACGGTGCCCACCTGCCCGGTCGCCTGCTGGCCTGTTACCGTGGTCGAGACGCTCTGGTTGGCGACAACCGTCACCGTGCCGACGCTGCCGCCAGCCTCGAGGCCGAGCGGGATGACCGTGACAGGGGTGCGACCGATGGCGGTGACGGTGCCGGCGCTGCCGGTTGCCGAGACACCGGTGAGCGAGACATTGGCCTTGCCAATCGCAGTGACCGTGCCCGCCGATCCTGTCGCGCTCTGCCCGGTCACCGAGACGTTGGCCTTGCCTGAGACGGTGACAGTCCCGACCGATCCTGTGGCGCTTTGGCCGGTCACCGTGGCGGTGACGCCGGTTGCGCCGGTCATCGGCGGGCCGCCCTTGTACGGGTGGCCAGACGGCAGCGCATCGACGTGCGTGGTGACGCCTAAGATCGTGTCCCACTTCCACGCCAGATAGCCCTCGACCTTTTGCCGGATGTCCGTCGACATGCCAGCCGTCATGAAGATGAACTCGCGCGCGGTGCCCCAGCCTTGGCCGCCGGAAACGCTGTAGTTCATCAGGAAGGGCGCGGCGTCGGGGATGAAGTTCTCGCCCGTCTCATCGACCGGATCGCTGCCGTCCTTGCCGATCTTGACGGTCGAGCTACTGGACGCCGAGAAGTAGACCTGCCCATTGACCGAAGGCCACGTCAGCGACCCCGCAGGAACCCATGCTGCGGCATAGGTGCCGAGGTTGTTGGTGCCGGTTTCGAGCAGGACGTGGTGGTAGTTGCCGGCGGCTTGAGCCAGCAGGGTGCGGTAGCTGCCGAAGGCGTTCGGCTTGCCGGCGTGGGCCATGTCGAAGTAGGCGCTGGGCAGCGTCGGCATCTGGATGCCCAAGCCAGCCCCAGCCGTGGCGTTGGTGATGAAGACGCCATCAGAGTTGATCGCCAGTGCACCGGTGTTGCCCGGGATGCCGTGCCGGGCGTTGCCGCTCTTGTCGCTCCACTGGGTGAGGAATCCACCCGACTGGATGACGGTGGCGGTGTCGTTGAAGTCGTACCACGCGATCAGGTCGGTGCCGATGTTGGCCGGCGTCCACGGTGCCGCGCCGCCGGTGGTGACGGTGACCGATCCCGGCGAGCCGGTCGCCTGCAGGCCGGTGAGGGGGATCGAGACGCTCTGATTGGCCGTGACAGTGATAGTCCCGGCGCTGCCGGTCGCGCTCTGGCCGGTGGGTATGACGGTGACAGCAGCCGCACCCTGATACCAAGGGGCAAACCCGGATGGGACCGTAAAGCCGAACACCGCCGTTTCGGTGCGGAGGGTGTAGACGTTCCCAGAAACGGAGGTAGCCGTCGCCCATACGCAGAAATCGACGTTCGCAAATGCTGACAGGCTAAGGCCGCCTACCCCGGTCGCTGGATCGGCCCCGGCGTCATTGTTCCAGATGCCGCTACCCCTGCGAACCCAGAGTAGCTCCGCGCCCGTATCCCATGCGTAGCAAAGCGTTTCCCCGACAGTGACCGCTCCGCCGCCTGTCGTCCCTATCTGTGTGCCGCTACGGAGAATGTGACCCGTGGTCGTTGGCACATAGACGCACGGATCGCTCAGTTGAACGAGGGATGGAAAGTCGGCGGCTCTTAAGCCGAGAAGGCCGTTGCCGGGCAGCGTATTGATCTGGATTTCCGCGTAGTATTTTCCGGCCACGCCATTCTGGCGTTTGAAGGTCGAGCGAATGCCAGCGGAGGTCGTGGTTGAAGTCGCTGTCCGGTCGCTGTTGGACAGCACCATGTCGTCAATGTCGGCTGCACTCCATGCGTTCGCTATCGGCCAAGGAATGGTGCCAGCCGACCCGGTGGCGAACTGTCCGGTCGGGATGACGTTCGCCTTGCCTATCGCGGTGACGGTGCCAGCCGAGCCTACGGCTTGCTCGCCGGTGACCGGCGCGTTTGTCCTGCTAACGGCGGTGACCGTGCCCGCGCTACCGGTGGCGCTCTGGCCGGTGACGGTGATCTTCTGCTGGGTGGAGACAGTGACGGTGCCAGCACTACCCGTCGCGCTGACGCCTGCCGGGGTGGCGACGTTGGGGGCGCTGAGCGCCTCGCCCATCCACGATGTGAAGCCGGCGGGGTAGGAGCCTCGAGTGAACTCAGCCGTGCGGGTGCGGACGGTGACCGCTTGGCTGGAATTATTAAATTCGACGCCGAGAGCCATATCCCCGTTGAGGGCAGATATATCCTTGCCGGTGACAAGATTATCCGGCCACCAAGCGGCTCCGTCCACGGAAACCCACAGACGTTCCGTCGCGGCGTCGTATGCGACACTGACTACTGATCCCGCCTCGAACGTTGGAACGGTGCCCGCGCCGGAACCTAGTAGATAAACCGCGCCACCCGAGCCTATGGAAATGCCACCATTAAAGAACCCGGAAGTGTTTGGAAGTCTGTCTGCCGGAATGAGGCCAATCAGTACTAGATCGCCAACGGCTTTTGCTGTGATGACGAACTCGGCATACACCTTTGCTGAGCCGCCAGCCGGCCAGACCTGCGTTGATTTTATGGATGCGCCCGCCCCGCCGGCGCTGGAGTTTGCTGTCTTGTCGCTGTTCGTCAGGTAGCAGTATGCCCCTGCTTGGTAGTCGCTCCACGCATCCGCCGTGGGTGCGTTTATTTGCGCGTCCAGCCACGTCCTGAAGCCGTCTGGAACGGTCTGCGTGAACTCGCCGACTTCGGTGCGGATGGTGGTTTGATGCCCAGCGGTGTCATCGCGCCACCACAGGGCATAGTTGGACGCCGGCAGTGACGATATGTCGTAGCCGCTGATGTTGTAGACCGGGTCGCCGTTGGAGAGGCCGTTCCAGTAGCCATTGTTCAGGCGAAACCAGATGCGTTCAAGGTACGCATCGAAAGCCACGCTGATGACATCGCCATCCGCTCCGCCGCCGCCACCAATGTTGATGCCGGTGGCGACGTTGTTTTTGTAGAGCGTGCCGTTCCACACATAGACGGCATCCGTGGACGGGTCCGTCAGGCTGGTACTCGCCGACTTGATGCCATACTGGCCGCCGGCAGCATCCAGCTTGAACTCGCCGTAATACCTGCTGGATGCGGTGACGGTGTTCGCCACCTTCGTGGTCGAGCGCACAGCGCTGGCAGCGCCGGAACTGACTGCGGCTGTCTTGTCGCTGTTCGACAGCGTGATGGTGGTCGACTTGTCGACGCCGTTCCACGCGGTAGAGGAGGCCGTCGTGATGCGGACCTGACCGCGAGCGCCGGTTCCAGCGTTGGCACTAGCACTGCTGCCACCGCCACCACCACCACCACCGGGAGCGCCACCAGCGCCACCCGTACCCGTAGCGCCACCCGCGCCACCACCGCCACCGCCGCCGCCATCGACGTGCGAGGTGCCAGCAGTAGCGGGTGCTCCCGCTGCACCGCCCGCCGTAAAGCCGCCGTTGCCAGCACCGCCAGCGCCACCAGCGGCACCCGATCCTTGACCGCCACCCCCGCCAGCGCCAGCCGGGCCACCAGCGCCACCGCCGCCAGTTCCGCCGCGTGTACCGCCACCGCCTTGCCCTGCCGGCCCTTGGCCCCCGCTAAATGCAATCGCGCCGGTTACCCAGCTTCCCTTGCTGGTCGTCGTGCCACCGGGGGCAAACGATGTGCTACCGCCGGTTCCACCATTGGCTTGGATCGCGTTGGTTGAGCCTGCATAGGTTGATGCATCACCGACGAAACTCGCGACACCCGTTCCACCAGAAGCGCTGCCGCCAGTGCCGACCGAGTAGTAGATCGTTGCGCCGGGCGAGACGGCGATGGTGTTGGCTATATAGCCGCCGCCCGCGCCGCCACCTTCCTGTGCTACAGCAGAATGAGCACCGCCGCCGCCGCCCCACGCCTCGATCTTGATCGAGGTGACGCCAGCCGGAACAGTGTAGCTACCCGCGCCAGTCGCGGTGACGACGGTTACGGCCATCGGTCATCCGATCAGGCGATGCGGATGATCGCCGCTGCCGCTGTCACTGCTGGGAACTGGACGACGAAGTCACCGGCGGAACTCGTCTTGTCGCCGCCGAAGGTCAGCGTCACCACGCACAAATTGTTGCCGCCGCGCGTGTTGTAGATCATCGCGCCGCCGGCTGTGATCGAGCTAGACGACCACGTCGAATTGCCGAAGCTGCAGATGCCGGTGGTGGTGTCGAGCGTCGGCGTGACGTTGACCAGCGTGTTGCCGCCGGTCGTGTAGCCACCGCCAGCGGCGACCTCGCCTGCGGTCTTGTAGACCGTGTCGCCCGCGCCCAGCGTGGCCGAGGTGAGGTAGAGCGCGATCTTGAAGGCGTCACCGGTCGACAGGGTGAAGTTGTGCAACGCCTGCAAGAGTTCCTTCTTGAAGGTGTTCGCCATTGCATTGACGATTGCCATGCCCGTTCTCCTGAGTTGGCGATCAGCCTGCTCAGGCGATTCGGATGATCGCGTTGCTAGAATCGGCGGTCGGGAAAACGACCGTGAAGTCACCGGCTGCGGAACTCTTGTCCGAGCCGAAGTCGAGCACCACCACCGAGGCATCTGCCACCGGTGTCGTTGCCGAATCGTTGTAGATCAGAGCACCGCGCGCGTTGGTGATGGTCGACGCCAGCCACGTCGCATCGGCGAAGTCCGACCACGCGATGGTGCCGGTCAGGTTGGGCGTGCCGCTCTGCTGTGCGATCACCATGCCGCCGGCTGTGTAGCCAGCGCCGACGATCTCGCCTGACGTCGTGTAGGCGGTGGTGGCGGCGTTCATGGCGGCACCGGCGTTGGTGTAGAGCGCCATCTTGAAGCTGTGGCCGCCGACGAGGAAATTATGCCTCGCCGCCATCAAGTCCTGCTTGAAGCTCGAGCAGACGAAGTTGCCGGCGAACGACATGCTTATCCCTTCGGTCGGTAGGCGCGGTCGGAGGCCAGCGCCGCCTTGATGCCGGCCAGCACAACCTGCAGCATCTGATCCCGGTAGGCACGCGCCTGATCGCGGATCGGCTGCGGTGCCTGATCGCCGACGTAGATCAGCCGCTCGACAATCTGCTCCGCGAACCACTCGGGCGGATGGCCGCCGTTCGAGGTCGTGTGTACCTTCACAAGGCCGACGTCAGCGCCGGCTGCATCCGTCCAACTCATTCAACTCACCAACTTCTTGAGGGTATCGAACCGGGTGTCGAGATCGGCCTGCTTGGCCAGCAAGTCCTGCTCCAGCTTGCTCAGCTTGGCGCGGTCTTCCTCGATCTCCTTGGCCCGCGCGAAAAGCTCCTTGGCCCGCTTCTCGAGCGTGACCTCGCGATCCTTGAGGCCGTTGTCGCGGGTGACAAGCTCAGCGTGGCGGTCGTTCCACGACACCTGCTCTGCCTGATTGCGCACCGCCAGCGTGCCCTCGTACTCCTTGGTCGCCTTCTCGGCCCGGGCCAGCGCATCGGCGCGCAGCTTCAGTTCATCGCGTTCGTTCTGCAGGTTTGTCTCGAGCTTGGCGATCCGCTTCTCGTCCTGCTTGATCTTCTGCTCGCGGGTATCGAACTCGACCTGCCGGGTGACCAGCGCCTCGAGCGCCTTGTCATGTTCCTGAGTTGCGCCCTGTAATTTCTTGATTCGTTCCGCTGTTGCCTTTGGGTCACCGACGATGCCGAGCAGGCTGGTGAACGGATCGGGACCGGGATTTCCTGCGCCACCCATCATCGGATCATACTCCCAAGATTGCGGCGACCTTGAACCCCTTGCCGGCAGGCACGCCGACAAACCGGGTTTCGCCTGCAGCCATGCGTTGAACTGAGACAAGAGCGACCGGGGCGGTGCCCCAGCGGAGGCAGCACGCTTCCTGCGCGTGGATCATGACGAAGGAGGTCTGCTCGTTGAAGGCGGCGGACGGTGCCGACGTGCCCGACAGGGTGAGCGATTGCTCTGCGACCGATGGTTCCATGCCGGCGGCGATGAAGTTGGACCCGGTGTCCCGGGCCAGATCACGGTATTCCGTGATGAACAGCGGCATGATTTTCCCTCGAGATATGCAAATGCCCGCCAGCGGGGTGGGCTGAGCGAGCATCGCGGCCAGCGGTTGCGGCGAACCCGTTGACCGCGAGAATATCTGCTAAGTGCCGGGAAAACACAAGATGGGGCTATTTGCCCTCGGCGCGCAGCAATCTGTTGAGCAATCGGCGCAGCATCGGCCAGTTCTGGATGGTCCGATCCTCGACCTGCCGGGCGAGGTCTTGAAGCTCCGCGTCGGTGGTGAAGGTGTTGTCCAGATTGGCCGGCTTTGAGTTGGCGATCTCGGCCTGAAACCACTGCTGCGTCACCTCGACCACCTGATTTGGCTTGGCGTTGCGCACCACCTCGTTCAGCATTTCGTCGGCCATGTGCTCGATGGTCGTCGTCTTCGGCATGTCCTTGAAGACCGGCGGTCGCCTGATCTTGATGGTGTCGCCTTGCTTGACCGTCTTGCCGGCGATCTTGCCGACTTCTGGTACCTTGACAGTCGGCCACGGCGCATCGCCCCGGAAAGGGTCAGTTTTGTTGACCAGTGGCGGGCCGCTGTAGATTTTCGCGACCGGCGTCACGCCTTCGGTCAGTTCAGGGTCTTTCGGCATTGTCAAGCTCCTAAGCTCCGTACCTTCGGGTCAAAGCTCCGTACCTTGATGACCAGCCGCCCTCTTCGCAAGCGGGGGCTTTGAGGTGGGCGGCTGGCCTTTTCAGGGGTCAATCGGCAGAAAGCCCCCCGATCTCTATTCCTTACGCTGGCTCTTCTGGCTTCGGTTCACCACCTTCACCTTCTGGGACTTCGGCCTCGGCAGGTTCGCCGGGTGCGTCCACTTCGGCAGGCTCGTCCAGTTCGGGAGCTTCGGCTGGCTCGTCGTCGTCTTCGCCATCTTCGTCCTCGTCGGGTGCATCCGGGTCGGGATCGTCATCGTCCTCTAGCTCGTCGGATTCGTCCTGCTCCGAAGGCTTGTCGTCCTCGGGATCGCCGTTGCTGATCGCCATCGACATGATGGCCTCGACCGCCTCGTCACCGGTCAGGAACACATAGCCCGGCAGGCCCGTCTCCGGGTCGTTGATCACTGGATCGTCCATTACCACTCCTCCTTCGTGAGCTTCTCGCGCAGCAGGTACGCCTCGAGCACCCATATCTGCCTGATCGCGTCCTCCTTGGCAAACTTGATGCCAAGCTCCGCGTCGAAGTTCTCCGGGTCGGCAGGCGTCGACTTGCCGATGATGATGAAGCCGTTGCGCAGCGTCAGCACCGCAATCGTCATATGGGGATGGCGCGGCGGGTGCAGGATGTCGACATGCTCGATCTTGGCGAGGATCGCGTCGAGTGACACCCGGTTGGGCGTCTTCTGCACCGCCTTCGACTCGTCGTCGGTCATGCGTACCGATGACAGGTTGGTGCGCTCGCGGCGCTGCTCGTCGGTTTCGTGCTGGGTGCGATCTTCTTCAGGTGCCATCTTAGGTTCTCCTCCTGTGTTGATGTTGCTGTGCTTCATGACGATCATGATCAGTT